AGATTCAGAAGACATTCTAGCGGTACAACAAGCCGTAGAGTTTGTTCTAGCGACTGCTGGGCCTGAGCAAGTGTTAATAGCATTCAAGACCGAGGATTTTGGCACTTGGGTGGCAGAGAAAACAGGCATGAGTTCTGAATTGGTACGTGATGATGCAGAGAAGCAGCAGATCATCCAAGCTGGAGCTGACGCAGCACAGGCGCAACAACAACCACAAGCGCCCGTACCTGGACAACCACCACAACTACAGGCGATTTAATGAGCTGGGAAGACTTAGAGATAGATACGGGGAAAGCACAGAAAGCACAGAGCGCAATCAGGGAAAAACAAGCCGAACTAGCCAAGGCTTATAACCGTTGCTTTGCAACTGACGACGGTAACAGGGTACTAGAAGACCTGAGCAAACGCTTTCTACTAGAGAACGACACTTCTCTTGCTGCACAGAATATAAACTATGAAGCCGCCTACCATAACGGGGAGACTGGCGTCATGAGGTTTATTGTTCACCAAATCCAGCAAGCGGAGAGACTATGACAGAAGTAATGGAAGTAGAAGAAGTTAAAAAGAAAGGACGACCAAAGAAAGAAGACCCATCCGTCGAGGTAGTTTGCGACGAACGGCAATACTTGTTAAGCAGAGACTTTAAATTTGAATGGCTAGATCTGCTTGCGGCACAGTATGGGTTTGATAAGTTCGAGTATCTTCATAAATTTAAAGCGTTCAGATGTTACCGAGAAGGTAAGCATTTAGATTGGATCGACATTAACGATCTATCTTTGCTTAACGGCGGTAGAAGGCTTGACGAAATCCTCTTGAAGCATCAAGCGGTCAGTCCTAAACGGGCTGTAATTCAATATGCGTGGAGATAACTATGAGTGAACAATCAGTAGAAAACGATGTTGCAGTAGAAGCACAACCAGTCAGTTTAGTAGATGCTGCCCAGCCAGAATTATCTGAGGGTGAGTATTTCCTAACTGACGGGATTAAAGGAACCGGTGAGGCACCAGAGTGGTACAAGTCTGACAGATACAAGTCAGTTGCAGATCAAGCCGCTGCCTATACTGAGCTAGAAAAGAAGTTTGGTGCGTTCAAGGGTGCTCCTAAAGACGGCTACTCAATGCCCGAAGGTATCGACAAAGAAGATGAGTTGATGCAAGAGCTAATGGGCTTTGCTGCTGAGACTAATATGTCTCAAGACTACTTTAATAAAGCGTGGGATTTATTGTCTGCTCAATCTGAGGCTGTAGAAGAAGTATCTGCTGAAATTGAGATTGCCAAGCTAGGTGACAATGCAACGGATCGTATCAAAACAGTAGAACAGTTTATGAAGAATAATCTGGACGCTGAGGTCTACGAGCAAGTTCGTTATGCTGTTAACTCTGCTGACTCTATTATGCTGGTAGAAGCACTGATTAAGAGTACGGCACCGCAAAAGCTACCTATTGACGGGCATGTTGTTCCTGGTGGAATTACTTGGCCTGACATTGAGAAAGAGATGTTCCGAAAGGACGAGAATGGCAACCTTCTAAGATCAGTAGACTCTAACCATGAGAAGAAAATTCAAGAAATGATGTTTGCTTTTGGTGGTGACAAGCCTAATGTTCAGGTATTCGGTTAGTTGCTTTTATAAAGTAAAATGATATTATATGTCTGTCAGGGACTCCCATCGCGGATCTGACAGATTTGGGTTGAAGGCTGACCGATCTGTCGGGCACTCAGTCAAAACCTCATAACCAGCAAATGTTTCATGTGAAACACTTGTGTAGATTATTATAAATTTTGAGGATTAGACTAATGTCAAAACAATTATCTTCTGTTGCGGTAACAGAATTTGACAGCATGGTTAAACACGCCTATCAGGGCATGGGCTTGCTGAAAGGTTCTGTAACTGTACGCAACAACGTCGTAGGTGATACCTACAAATTCCGTCGTCAAGGCAAGGGCCTTGCAAACCAGAAATCAACTTCAGATCTCGTAACTCCTATGGACGTAAGCCATGAGTTCAAGACTGCTACGTTGGCTAACTGGAATGCGCCTGAGTACACCGACATCTTCGACCAAGCTGACGTTAACTTCGATGAGAAACAAGAATTGGCAATGACTATTGCCGGTGCTTTGGGTCGTCGTTGTGACCAGTTGGTTATCGATGCTATGGATGCCTCGACTCCATTAACAACTACTGTACCTGCTGGTGCTGCAAACTTAACTATGGCTAAGGTAATCCAAGCCCAAGTTGAATTGCGTGACCAAGGTGTACCCAACACTGACCTGTTCGCAGTCATCGAAGCTGAAGGCTTAGGTGGTTTGTTGAACGATGAACTGGCAACGTCTTCGGACTATCAGAACATCAAGGCTCTAGTTTCTGGTGAGATCAATACCCTCGTAGGGTTCCGATTCAACATCATTGAAACTCGGACTGAAGGTGGTTTAACTGAAGCTGCTAACATCGTCGATTCATGGTTCTATCAGCGTCCTGCTGTTGGCTTGGCCGTTGGTATTGACATGAAAACTGAAATTAACTGGATCGCTGAACGTACCTCTTGGTTGAGTAATGGTATGTTGAAAGCTGGCGCTGTCGTTCGCGACGAAGGCGGCTTGGTTAAAGTTCAGTATGACAAAACTGCATAAGGAGAATTACTAATGGCATTTTTAAGAAGCGGTTTTTCTCGTATTGGCGGATCTGGTGACTCAGGTACGGTTTGGAAATATAGTTCTGAAGACTCTATTGCCACCGCACTCGGAGCTAACTATTTCCTACCAGCGATTGGTGAAATAGCTGTAAACGACGTAGTTATGGTAAGTGATTCCAATGGAACCCCTGCTGTAACGGTATCGTTCTGCAAAGCTAATAATGGTTCTACGACCATTACAATGGCATCTGGCACCGCATTAGGCGACGCCTAAGTTATCGGGGGTCTTCGGGCCCCCATTTCTTACAGGTAACAATATGGCAACTAAAATTGGCGTAGTTAATGGTGCGTTAGTCTTGATCGGGGATACTCCAATCAATTCACTAATCGGCGGTTCTAGGGCGCAACAAGTTGCTAATACGTTGTATGACAGCATTGTCCGGTCTGAGCTAACAAAGCACAGATGGGGATTTGCTAGAGTAAAAGCACAGCTATCGCTTACAACGGAAGTTCCAATCGATCAAGAATGGGACTCAATCTACCAGCTACCTTCAGATTTATTATTCCTGATTAAGATATATCCAGGAATCAGATACCAGATTTATGGCAATAAAGTGTACGCCAACAATACAGGCCCACTTTACTGCGACTATATTTATAACGCTCCAGAATCAACATGGCCACCGTACTTCACTCAGATGATTGAGTATGCACTGGCTAAAGATTTTGCAACGAGCATCCGAGACAGTTCAGCATCACGGCAAGAAATGTCTGCTGAGTATGTAAATGCTTCTAGGATGGCTCGATATACAGACTCCCAGCAATACCCAATGACACCTATCACGAGCAACCCTTTTGTTAACGTGAGGTTTTAATGGCCTTCGATTTTAACTATTTCTCAAGGCATGGCGGTACGATCCCTGCACCTTCATGGTGGACATATCAAACAGATGATACTTGGGATCTTGTATTAGGTGCTGGGTATTTTAACGCTGCATTTTCTTCTTTACACGTTAATGACTTCATTGTGGTTAGGGCTGATACCATTACGTTTATGTGCCGAGTAACTGCAATAGGCGTTAGGACGGTTACAGTTGTGCGGGAAGATTTTGTAGCGGCCACAGGAATTGGTAGTGCTACGTTTGCATCTACGGTTGATGTTGTTCCTGCACAAATCAACACTGTATATCAAGTGCCTTTTAACTTAGCTATTACAAATGCAGGGGCAATTAGTTTAGACCCATTAGATAATACTAAGATTCATTTTGCGGAAACTGGCACTTATTTAATAACTGGCAATATTCAATTATTAAGCAATTCAGGAGTAGCAAAAACTTTTTATTTTTTCCCAACAATTAATGGAAGTAATACAGGACAAAAGTCTGCTAGAGAGACTGTCAAAGAAAATTCTTCTTATCACAGTATTGGGGTTTCAGCGGCATTAAGGTTAAATGCAGGGGATTATATACAGGCCAACTATGCGGCCTCTAGTGTAGATGTTTGGATGGATGCTGCCGATGCAACGGCATTTGCTCCTGCAACTAATGCAATTCAAATCTCAATTATTAAGTTTTAACTAGAATGGCTAAATCACGCTTCATTCAAAATAACTTTGTCAGTGGTGAACTATCACCTTTGATGCGTGGTCGTACTGATATTAATCAGTATTACCAAGGGTTACAGACAGCTAACAACGTCGTTCTAGTCCCACAGGGTGGCGTCAAGCGTCGTCCTGGCACTGAGCATATCGATACTGTTCTGAATAAACTGGAGCGTCTAACGGCTCAGAATCCAATCATGCCTAATGGCGGGTCTGGATCAGTAGCTAATGACGGTGACGACACTACTACAACGTCTACAACGCTGGGTATTTCAACAATTAACCCATACGTTGTTGCGTACTACGACCGTACTACAGGCATTGGTAATACGGCAATATTTGCAGACCTAAGACAGATTAGCCTGTCTAGCGGGTCATCTACTGAGTTCGTCATACAAGATTCTCCTAACGCAGCAACATGGACTACCGTTGGCACTGTTCCACTACTCGGGACAAGCCCACAAGACTTTAGAATTCCCATTGGATCAGGAGAAAGATACGTTCGTTTAGCTAGAGTTGGGGCGGATCCACTTGGTGCGTCTGTTGTTACCTTGGCAGGGTTCAACCTAATTACCCAGACAAGTGCTGCTGGCGATCCATCAGAATCTAAGCTGCTAAACTTTAGCGTAACGACTGATCGAAACTACTTGTTATCGGTTACTGACGGGAATATCAGGATTTTTAAGAATCCAGGAAACTATGTTGCCGACGTTAAGGTTCCGTACACTGCTGCTCAAGTAGCAACA